ATGGATAAAGAATCAAAAAACGAATTGATAGGCGGGTTGATTGGGTTAGTGGTAATAGTCCTGTTCTGCCTGCTTACATCTTGCCGTACGCAAGTCCGTTATGTCCCGGTTGAAACGGTCAGAATTGATAGCGTGTTCTTTAACTCGACCCGGATCGATAGCGTGCTTATACATGATTCGGTCTCTGTAATCCAAAGAGGCGATACCGTTGCCGAATATCGGTACAGGTACATATACAAGTACAAGGACAGGGTAGACACGCTATATATAAACCGGACAGATACTATCCGAGTGCCATACCCGGTCGAAATTGAAAAGAAATTGACAGTTTGGCAACGAACGAAAATTGAGGTCGGGGGCTGGGCTATAGCTGTTATCATTGTTACAATACTGATCGTCGTTGGTCGGATGGTCTACAAACTAAAGAAATAGCTTTTTGTTCATAGTCGCTCTTTTTGGGGCTTTAGAGATAAAAGAAAAGCCCCCAACGTTTTCTAAGTTATTCCCCAATAAATTAAAAAAGACATAAATAAACGTCCGCACGTTGGAGGCTTGATATCTTCAACGCGAACGTTTATTTTTGTTTTAAATTCTATTTATTGGGGTGCGACAAAGATAAACATAAAAATTAAAACAATATGTGCAAATCGGAAATCTTTGCCACTATAATGAAAGTCGTCTCCATGGAGACGGAAGTATCAGAATCTCTGATACTGTCAGATTGTAAATCAACAGACACAGTGGATGCTCGATATCTATTGGTGTATTTTCTCTCACAGAGCGGATTATATCCACCTTCTATCGCCTCCTATATACACAAAACTAATCGATCGGTAAACTATATTTTGGCTAATTTCGAAAACCGTTTAAAACAAGGAAAAATAATGAGAGTATATATGGAAAAGATAAAGAAGTCTTTAGGAAATAACTGATTCCCTACCTGTTTTTATGATTATAGTTTTGTGATGCGGTTAATGTTGACCGTAATTCAATGTAAATAAAATGGAAGCAGAAAAAATTATTTGTTGCGACAGAGGCGACAACGACAATGCGCTTGCAGCTGCTATTTTAGCAGGTAACAACCGTCGGGACAATGACGGGCTGTATGCTCTGTTAGCTAATCAGCGCAACAACAACGATCCGATGGCGATGGCTGCTATGATGAATGGCGGCATGGGCGGACAGTGGAACAACCCTTTCATCTACCTTGTATGGATGATGTTTGCACAACGTATGTGGGGTAACGGTTGTGGGGAAAATGGAGGATGTAATAATCCGCAAATTGCAGCCTTACAGAACCAAATGCAGGATAATCACAACAGTGACCTGATCTTACAGGGTATCGGAAATAACACCGGTGCTGTTCGCGAGCTTGCTGCTAACCTTAATTGTGACTTCAACACATTGAACTCTGCAATTTGTGATGTTCGTGCAGGCATTGATCGTCTGGCTGGGCAGCTTGGATTCTCGGCAGAAAGAGTAATCAATGCTGTGAACATGGGTAACTGCAACGTTATCCAGGCTCTGAAAGATTGCTGCTGCACTACACAGAAAGCAATACTGGAAATGGGCTACCAAAACCAGTTGGCAATGTGTCAGCAAACAGGAGAATTGAGAAATGGCCAGCGTGATATCGGCGTTGCCATCTCGCAAGGATTCGCTGCTACGGCTTTCCAAGCACAGCAGGATAAGTGTGATATCATCCGATCCGGTCAAGACAATACGCAGCGCATCATTGACACGCTGAACAACCATTGGAACCAGGATTTGCAACAGCGTTATAACGATGCCCGACTTGAACTCAGTCAGCTTCGTCAAAACGCAACACTTATTGCCGCATTAGGCAAAACCACAACGACTGCCTAATAAAATGTTTAACCGATTAAGCCGGAGGATTTTCTTCCGGCTTAATCATTAAAAAGATAGGTTATGTTATTTAAAGATTTAAAACCCGGCTATCCGGTATACATACTTCAAAAAGAAAATGAACCAAGAGCATTTCAAGGAAAAACGATCAAAGTTTCGGAACCTTATTTTCCGCCTGCTCCTATCGGTCAAATGCCGTCTATGAGCACAACTCAGCGAGTTGTTGATGTCACGTTGGAGGCAAATGGCGTAACCAATACTTATTCAATTCCTGAAACACTTTCGGTTACATACGCAAACAACCTGGTTCTTTCCACCGATCGTGACGGTATGCTTCGTGATGTAGAGTCAATGAAAAACCAGAGTTTGGAGATTGTGAATTCCGTTGAGAAGCATAAAGCGATTGTTGATAGCTGCGACAAGATATTGGAGGAATGGAATCCTGCTTTTGCAGAGAAAAAAGAACAGGATAAGCGTATTTCCGGTCTGGAAGAAAAAGTAGAAGGTATCGGAAAAATGCTATCCGATTTTATCAACGAATTTAAGAAGTAAGGCCATGAAAATATATTGTGCATTTGTCAAAGTCAAAGAAAAGGACGAATCCTGCCATTTTAACGAGGAATCAGCTAAGAAAGCGGTATCCGGTATTCGTTATACAGACAGGTCAGGAATGGAACATGTAGGTGCTCACTGGACACCGGAACAGATTGAGATTGCGACAACCTCAATGAAGTTTCCTGAAGGAACAACTAAGTGGGACAAGTATGTTGCATTCAATTCCTTCTATGCCGATTTGAACAAAATTTTCGATGAAGCTGCTATCCTCAAAGCTGCCCATTCTTTTTATTTCGCGGATGAAGATGCCCCGGCAGGTAAAATCAAAAAATATATTGGCGCAATGAAGAATAAATAAAAAGTCAATAGAATATTCCTACGGAAAATATAAGGTATTGTTAAAAATAGAATAGCGTTTACACCTCTTTCGAAAAATGTGTAAACGCTATTTTTATACTTTTCGTTTTGAAAATTTGTACTTTTCGTTTTGCCAATTATAAAATGCGGAATTATATGAAACAGAAAACATATATAGGCATAGTTGTCAGTTTTGTCATGGCGATTATATTCGGTATGGAAGTTTATGCTTCATCCCATGAAACAAATATAAATTTCCCCAAGCAGTCATTATCAGATCCTTGTATGCTGTATGACAGTTTGATTTTCAATCGAGGGCAAGAAGTACGGTCAGAACATTATACCGGAAAAATCTGTATTTCCACGGTTGTAATAAAACCTGAATATGACATTCATCACCTCATATTCGAGCCAGGAAGTTACAATTCATGGCATATTCATCCTGATGCAGATCAGGTATTGTTGATATTGGATGGAGAAGGATTTTACCAAGAGGAAGGCAAGCCGAAACGCCTTATAAAGCGTGGTGATGTGATAAATACACCGGCTAATGTAAAGCACTGGCACGGAGCTACACAAGACAGTAAACTCGTTCATCTATCTGTAACAACAAAAAACGGTAAAAATCATATCGAATGGAAAGAGTTGGTGAAATCAAATGAATATAATTTATGA